TGCCGAATTCAGGTTGCCCTGAAAACGTCACTGTCCCGCTCGCATAACTGTGTCCCTGCCGCAGCAGTTCGTAAAACCACATTGCCCCGGCGTAGTGGTTCGTCCGGCCGTGGAATCCCAGCTTCTGGATCAGCCACGCCGTTCGTTCCGGCGCGATTGCTAGCGAGTGGTCCGTATCCCAGTCGGTCGCCAGCGTCGTCTGCGTCACCGGCGCGAAGTCCGGCAGCGTGGCGCTCGCATACGCAATCTCCAGAAAATCGAAATACACCAAAGTCCCAGCCGCGCCGGTGTGCGTGACCGTCACCGTGTGCTGCGCCTGGCCCGGCAGCGTTGCGATCGGCAGGCGCACCAGCACATCCTCCGCCGCTTTCGACAGATCCAGCGTCGCCGGAGTGCTTCCATCTACCTGCACCGCGACCTGCCCGCCGTTGTCCACCAGACGTGTCCCGAGATATAGCCAATGGTCTCCGTTCGCCGAGTACGTGCAGCTCACTCCTGCCCCGGGCGTGTTCGCCCACCGGATCGACCCGCCCGAGTAATTTCCCCGAGCCTCCGTCCAACTCCCTGCATAAGCGACTGCCGCCGAGTCGTCCTCTATGCGACGGCTCCCCGTCCCTGCAACGGAGTACTGCAGCTTCGTCCCGCTCACGCTCCAGTTCGTCACCGCCACCGCGAACTCGCTGCGCGCAAAGTTCCCGCTCTGTAGATCCGCCGCCCACGTCCAGCGCATCTTGCGCACACTCGTGGTCGGTACCGCCGCTCCCGTCGTATCGTGCAGCGCCGAGAAATCCAGCTGCACGCTCCATTGCCCCGGCGATGCCCCGCCTGCGAAATTCGCCGCCGCCGGCGCCCACCCTTCAGTCCCCGTTCCGTGCACCGTCCCGTATACGCCGATCCGGTTTCCGTTCGATCCCGGCGCGTTATGGTAGGTCAGCACGATCTGCGTGCCGTTGGCCGTGGCGCTCACCGCTCCCGCCGCTTGATTCGCCGTGATCGCCGCCGCCAGGAAGCCCGCCGCCGTTTCCAGCGTGTCCGTGCTCACCAGACAGTAGTTGAAGTGTTGATCCAGCCAGGCCAGTTCGATGTAGTCGCCCGCGGTCGCCGTTCCCTGCAACTCGAACTGCACCGTCGCGTCCGCATATCCGCCCGCCGCCGTCGCATAGTTCTTCAACGGCACCTTGTACAACGTCTCCGTCCCGCCACTTTCCGCCCATATTCTCAGATACGGCCAGTCCACCGTCGGGTAAAGCGTCGAGTCCAGGGGGATGCAATTTGTGCGAACTTCTTGATAGCTGAGTTGCAGGCCGCTCAAGTCGCCATCCGGCAAATTGCGCAGCGCCGGGTGTTCGAACACGTTGTCCCGGCTCCACTCGATCACCGCCCAATCGGATTGTTGCCGCCAGCATCCCGATACCGTGAACCCGCTTGCCGACGTGCCGCTCAGCGCCGCCACCGCCGACGGCCGTTCGAAGTAGCACTGCAGGTCCCGGTCCGGGCGCAGCTTAGTAAGTTGTTCCGCCATTACAGTCGAATGATCGCCGTGAGGTTGGCCCCCGGATAGGTTTGTCCCACCGAGAGCACCGCCAGTGTCACCTTCGTGCCCGTCCCTAGCGGTCCCGTCACGTTCCCATCGGCCGCCGGCGACGCTGTCGTGCCGGCCGGAATCGATAGCGTGCAATAGGGCGAGCCATCCACGTCCACTCGGAGGATCACCACCGCGTCCGCCACGCTCCCCAGCACCGCGAAGACGTCCCGCACCGAGTGTGCCGCCTCCACCACTAACGCGGGAGCCACCGACGATTCCACCGCCAGATACCCGTCCACCTGGATCGAGTATTGCCCTCCCGAAAGGGTCCTTAGCCCTTGGTCCACCGAACTGGTCAGGCAGATGCTCCTCGCCGGACTGTTGCCGCGGGCGTTCGTCACCAACAACTCCGCGCTCGCCACTCGCACATCGGGCAGCGTCACTGCCTGGCTCCAACTCCCGCTGTAGGGACTCCCAAAGAAGTCCGCCGGGAACGCCGCGATCGCCGTCTTCACCTTCAGCGCGTACACCCGCGCCCCCGACTGAATCGTCCCCGGCGCAGTTCCGTCGCTCGCCGAACACGTCACCGCCGCCTGCACCGCCGCGCGCGGCACCAGCGTGACGTTGTTCGCGCTCGCTGTCGCCGTCGCATTCACATCCCCCGCGGCCGTGATCAACCCCGCCAACGCCGTCGCGATATCGCCGCTTCCATCCCCCGCCAACTGCGCATGAGTATAGGTGCTCGCTCCAATCGTGATTGTGTGGGCGTATCCCGTGCCATAAGAGTTGTTGAACCCGAATGTCACCGCGCTTGCCGCCACCGAATGTGCCGCCGCCGTCGATCCATGCACTCCCCGCGTCACCTGGTACCGTGTCCCGCTCAGTTGCACCGCCGTGATCAGCATTACTTCGCTGCCCACCTGGCAATAATCCCCGGCCACTGCGGAACTAGCCGACATGAAATCCATTTGCGTCGCAACCGCCGTCACATCCGCCGCCAGCCCCAACGTCGGCAACCCGCTCAGCTCGTCCCAGTAATGCATCGTCAACGTGGCCGATGAAATCGTGGTCGTGTTTGTCAGATCGGTGAACGACACACCGCTCAGTTCCACCGTGCCGCCGCTCTGCCCGGCTCCCAACCCGAAGTACGGTTCCGGGGGAACCTCCGCGTCGGTCGTCCCGCTGCCGCCGATCTGCCATCGCGTCACCGTCGATAGCTCGGCCGCGCACTCCAGATCGTTCACGTTGGCCGCGCGTCCGCACACCTCCACCGTCTCGCCGCCGCGGTTCGGCACCGCGAACTGCACCGGGCTGCTCTTTGCCAGCGCTCCAAACTGCCACCCTGTCTCCGCCACCACGAAGAAGCTGCTCGCATCCGGTACCACCGTCCATCCCGGCGATACCGTGAGTGTCGTCCCCGTATTGGCCGTGATCGCCCGCTCCTGCCCCGCGCCCATTCCCCTGGTGATCCGCGCGATCATGCTCAGGTACCGGTTTGCCGTCATCTGGAGTCCGTCGTTTCCAACCGACGCCGCACTGTGAATCGTCACCGCGTTCTCTGGTTGCAGTTCCATCCGCCAATAGAAGTTCGCGTGGTCGAAGTTGGGGTCTGGCGGCGCAATCAACTGCTTGGCGAGTCCCGTATCTGTAAACTGCGCGGCAATCGCCTGGTTCGTAGCGATCCGGAACAGTTGCGCCGGCGTACTCCCGCGATAGACGTCGAAGCTCGCCGTGCCCGGAGAAAAGCTCAGGCCGCCCAGCGTCACGCTGCTCCCGTCGCTCAATGTGACCGCCCGGACAATGAAGGAGAGCACACTCTCATTCCCCGACCCATCCACCCCGGACACCGCGTAGTAGAGCGTCTGGCCGCCAGGCAGCGTTGCGCCCGTCCCCAGCGTCGCCGCCAGGCTCACTAGCGGGATTCCCGGCCCCGCCACCGCGGCGACGGCTGGCACCACGAACCCCAGCAGTAAGTTCGTCTGCACCGAGCCGTCGCCCGCCGTGGTTGCCGATTCCGCGACTCCGAACTGGATGTTGCCCTCAGCATCCAGAACAGTGCCGAGCAGCGGATTAGGCACGCCGATGCCGGCGCTGCCCTGGCGCCGGCCGCCACTTGCCGACGTCACCTGTCCGTTGCTGTCGGCGTACCACGAATCGTCATGAATCTGCCCCGTAATCGTGGACGTGCGGTGGTTCGGCCCCGGCGCGATCTTCAGTACCCGGAATAGCTGCCGGTTGAACCCCTCCTTTAGATACGTTACGGTGATCAAATCTCCCGGCCGGATCCCGAATGACCTCACGCTCGTCGCAAATTCCACGTACGTGTTGCCTCGCACCGAGCGATCCAGGTTCAGCTTCAACATCCTCGCCGCCTGGTCGAAGTTTGGGATCCCTAACGCCGCCAGCGTCGCCGTCACTTCCTGCCCGCAGCACGAGACGTCGTCGGCGTCCACCAGCGAAAAACTATCCTGTTGGTATTCGTTCAGCGAGTCTTGAAATTCCACCGTGAACAGGTTCGGTGTGTCCGCGATGCTCCGCGTATAAACTCGGAAACTCGGCTCGCCGGATGGCTTCCGCATCAGGCCTGAAAACCCATTGCTCCCATCGCCGAATTCGTAGCTCGGCCACCCGCCATCCAGCGGTAGCGCGCTGTTGGACCACGCCGGCTTAGCCGGAAGCTCCAGTGCCAGTGAGTTTTCCACCTGCAATTGAAGCGCTCCGTTCGTTCCGTACGTCAACATCAGTCTCGAAGAGTTGCGGACCCCCCGCACCAGGTCGCCCGCCGCCCTGCGCGTTTCCAGCACCAGGTTGCACTGGAATCGCGGCAACTGAATCGCGTTGCCGTAAAGATCCAGCGCCGCGATCTGTTCATCGCAGTACGCCGCCGCCGACGCGAAACTCGTCACGTCGATTTCCGTCAGGCTCCAACCCGCCCGCCGCAGGATATCCAGCAGTACCCATGCCGTGTTGTTCGTGAACTGATCGCTAATGTAGCTCCCGTCCGCTCCATATACCGGCAGTTTCAGCCCCTGCACCAGCACCGTTACCTTGGGGAGAGTCGTTCCGTTGTTGATCCGGTTCGGCACCACCACAGACAGGTACGCCATGCTGCCGTACGGATCTCCCGCCGGCTGTCCGCTGCCATCTAGGAAATTCAGGTCGAAGGCCCCCGATCGCGTGCCCAGCGTCGGTACGTTGTACCAGCCGGTCCCCGTCATGTTGGTCCCGGATACCCCCGCGGGGATCTCGATGTCGTTCACCAGAACCGTCAGCACTCCCTGAATCTCGCCGATTCCCAACAATACTTCCATGCGCGTCAGGTTGCCGTCGTTGCGCCCGAATACCACCGGCGGGTTGTACCATGCCGTGCCGTAAATCATCGGCACAAAGTCGTTGTACCGGGCTGTATTCACCGACACCGCCGACGTCGAGGAACTCTTTCCGTACGCCCTCACCGATATTTCCGCGGGCACGAACTCGATGCCCCCGAAGTTGTGGAGCATCCCCCGCGCCTGGCAGTCCGTCCGCGTGTACCCGCACCCGGTGAACGCCGCACTGCCGTTCAGTGTCCCTGTTCCGCCCGTCACGCCCGGCGAGTAGCCGCACCGGTAAAAGCGCGAGTACTTGCCGCTGGCGCCGCCATCCACCGCCTCCGTGCACTGCGCCGGGTTGCTCGGGAAGTCCCACGGGCACAGCCGCTGGATCCGCACCTGCGGCATCCACAGCCGCTGCAGGTTCATGCGGTTCGTCGCCGTGATGCGGAACGTGGCTTCCAGAATCTCGTCCGGAGGGTTGCAGATCCCCTGGAAGATTACCGCCTTGTCCGTCAACGGCACGGCGTTCCGCAAATCGTAGAACACCAGGCCGGCCGTCAGCCGCGCACCCTTCCACCCGGTCGCCCGTTCGATCTCCGAACAGTGGGAGTCCGCGTTCCCCAGCACCAGCGAAATCTTCGGTACACCGTCTATCCCTTGGTCGGACGATGCCTGAAGCTCGAATACATTGTGCCCCAGCACTCTCGCGCTGTAGGCTACGCCTCCCACCGACACTCCGTGCGTACTCCAGTGTTCCGTCGTTCCATCGGAGAGTACGCAGTCGAACAGCAATAGCGGCGTGTCGGTGATGGCCTGCTCCTTGAGCTCAAAGATGGTTTGCATGAATGATCTTCACCGTGCAGGAATGGCGATTTACGTCGGTGCTCGTAATCGTCAGCACATCCTCGCCCAGGTGCGCGTCTTCGTAGACTCCGCCCAACGTGCTGGCCCTGTAGCCCGATGCCGCCGCTTGCGCTTCCACCTGCAGCCCGTACACTTCCACTGCCTGGCCCGCCCCGATCTCGACCCCGAATCGCACCGAGGCGGCCTGCGCGTCTCCGCTGGACGTCCAGGCAATCCGCGTCCACTGGCTCGTCACCGCCCATTGCGCCGTCTGGCTGCCCGCGGTAAACCCTACGCTCGTCGCCGCCGCCGCCCGCACGTAGGCGCTCAGGCAGTACTGGTATTGTCCAGGCGCCGCCAGCGTCTGCCCCACACCTTGCTGCGCTGCACCGCTGTTGCTCAGCCGCCACGCCAGCGTGCCCCCCAGTGGATCCGCGATCCCGGGCGTCAGGCTGAGTAGCGGGTCCTTTTGCCAGACGGCTTCCACCAGTTGGTCGCTCCAGGCCAGCAGGTTCCCCACCGGATCCAAAAACGTGAACCCGTTCAGCGTGCCTTCCGTAGCCGTGAAGAACCCCAGCAGCGCCGTCGCTTCCGCATCGCTTAGATCCACGTAGGTCAGCGTCCACTCGGTAACCACTCCCGCCGGGTCCGCCAGCTTGATCGTGCTGCCATCCGCCGCTTGATTCACCACCGTCCGCGCCCGCCGGTTCTTCTGCACCGGGAATTGGCTCAGCGCACCGCTTCCGAGTTGTGGGTATGTTGTCATGAGCTTCAAATGTTCCGTACCACGGTGAGCTTCGTGCTCCCGCGCATTTCCGCCACCGTCGCCAACACCAGTTCGTCCGCCGCCACGCTGCAGTTGTTGTACACCTGCCCATCCCACGGGTCCGTGAACGTGAAACTGCCGAATGCTCCCTGACTGGCCAGAAAGAATTCCTCGATCGCCGCCAGTTCGCCCTCGTCCAGTTCGCTCAACTGGATATCCCACTGCACTCGCGCCCCCGCCGAATCGCGGTACCGTTGTTCGCTGCCATCCACGAAACGCACCGTCTGATTCTGGAACTGCGCCCTTCGCGCCATCGGATACTGCGCGATCGCATTGGTTTTCAATTTAGGGAAGGTTGCCATATCAAAGGTCGTTCACCACATCGTTGATCGAGTTCAGATTGAGCATCGCGTCCCGCACTGCCGCCGCTATGTCGCTGCTCCGGTCCATAAAGGACCGCGCATCCATCGCCTGCACGTTGAAGGTGATCTGCGGCGCCGCGCCACTTCCACTCCCACTGCCGTTTGCCCCGCCGCTCGTCGTCCCGCTCGTCGTCCCACTTGCCGTCCCGCTCGCCGTCCCGCCCGTCGCCGCTGCCGCGTAGCTTCGCGGCGTTCCCATTTGGTCGTAATCCAGACCGCTCACTTGCCCCTGGCTCTCCGCTGCCTGGAAATCCACCGCCGCCGGCATTGCGTATTTCACCAGCGGCGGCGGTGTCGACGATCCCCCTCCGCCGAACGCGCTCACCAGCCCGGCGATCAGCAGCGGCAGTCCCGCCTCGGCCTCCAGCATCGTCTTTTCCACCGTTCCCGAGGTGCTCCCGCTGCTGCTCGATCCGGTCTGCGTCCCGGTCTGCGTCTGGTTCGCCGCCGGAATCGGTGCCGGGACGCTGCTCTGTTGTTCCCTCGCCTGCCCGATCACATCGGCCAGCAAAGCGGTTGTATCCCCCGCGGCCATCGTTTGCTGACCCACCGGTGCCAGGTTACTGCTCTGCTGTTGGCTCACCTGCGCGATGGCATCGGCCAGCAACGCCGTGGCATTCCCCAGGTCCGACGTCTGTTGCCCCGCTACCGTCAGAAAACTTTGATAAACCTCTTCTTGTGTTGTGCTCGCCATCTTCATTCCTTCTTCTGGAGCCTTGTAGGATAGGCCTCCTGGCCTGTCCATCCGAGCGCACCTCGGACTGCTTTGGTGGGGCATGCTTCAGCTTGCCAATCCGAGCGCAGCTCGGACATCTTTCTCCGCTCAAAATGCGCAAACTGGGGACTGACCCGAGTGTCCCAAGGCGCCGCTTTTGCGCCGCGTGGACACCCAGGTCTGTCCCCGGGTTTGCCCACGAAGCGCCGCTTTTGCGCCGCGTGGCGGGTGCCCTTTGGGCGCGGGTCTGTCCCCGGGTTTGCCCACGGGGCGAGAACTGCCGCCGCGCGTCGCCACAGCCTGTTCAATCCGGCGCAGCCGGAGGCAGCGCTGATCTCTGCGTCTCAGCGTCTCTGCGTTGAACCCACCTCCCCCTCTCTCCTCAATTCCGCCTCCAGTATCAGAAATCCCTCCACTTGCCGCGCGCTCAATTCCCCGAAATCCATCCCCCCCAGCCGTCGCCGCACCAGGAAGTCCTCCACCAGCCCTTCGCTCTCCGCCGTAATGTAAGACTTCGGGCAGCTCTCCGTTGCCACCGTCTTCCGCGCCCACACCGGCGCCTCTCTGCCGTCCGGTGGCAACCCCAGCCACCCGCACCGCCGGCGCTCCTCCAGGCCGCTCCTCCGGCATGCGTCGCACTTCCAACCGGCCTGGTTGGCGAATTGAAAATGGAAGGCGACTAGGAGTTTTTTCGTTCTTCTTCGTTCAACCCGGTCTCTCTGCGAACCGCTGCCAAAGCCTCCCGGAACAATTCCTCGGGACCGGCCTCCGCCAGCAGTTCCGGGCCCGCCATGCTTCCATCCACCCTCAGCCCCGAGACCGCCTTCACGCCCCACATCACATACAGCCGTTCGATCGCCGCGTGCAGCAGCGCCGAGTCCATCTTCTCCCCCGCCTCTTCGCTGGCCGCTAGAAACTCCGTCCTCCCGGCCAGTTCCCGCACCCGCCGCATCAATTCCACCCGCCGCCCGAACGACATCTTCGCGATGGTGAACTTCACCCCTGGAACCGTCCGCGATGCCACCACCGATTCGCTGCAGTAACTGCCTCCAACGACCCCATCCGCCTTCTTCCTATCCGAATGCCACGGAAATTTCATCGTCCACCGTCCCCTGTGCCCGCGATGCCCGGAACTTCCACTGCAGCCTGTTTAGCGTGTCGTCGAACTCCGGCACTTCCGGCACTACGCTCTTCAGATAGACGCCCATCAACTGCCCGTCCGTCTCGCCCAGTTGCAGCATCACGCTGATCGGCGATTGCTGCTTCGCCGCCTGGTAGAGTTGCGCCGTGTTACCGTCGTCCATCGAGTAAAGGTCGAAAGCCGCCGTTACCGTGCGCTGTCCCGCTGAAATCGCCCGTGCCCCGCTCACTCCGAATTCCCGGTCCCGCGTGTCCAGTGCGTTCTTCACTGTGACCGTCGCCGCCGTGATCGTGCCGAACTGCGATGGCCCCGTCCCCAACCACGCCTGCCCCATGTTCCCCGGTACCACCGAGTAGTCGAACGCCGCCACCGCCGGCTCCGCCGGAAAGCTTTGCAATTGCGCCGCGCCGGCTTCGAAACTAGCGCTGTCCACTACGTCCTGCGCCAGTCCTTTGAAGTGGAATTCGTGGTAGTCCCCATTCACCACGATGTCCAACTGGTCCACTCCCGCTCCGCTAAGCAGCCGCTGCACCGCCGTCGCCGGACTCCAGTAGTCGAAGATACTCACGCTCGGCAACGCCGTCGCCGTGCTGTAGGTCACCGCCGCCGTGATCGCCGCTCCCACCGCGGGCAGTACCGTGAATGGCGCATTCAGTTGTACTGTCTGCGCATCCACAAGCGCCGTTACGAACCGGATCTCGCCCCCGAAGCACACTGCCTGGCCGGCCGCCAGCCCGTGCGCCGCGCTGAATCCCAGCCGCCCCGCCGCCGTGCTCGATGCCGCGGTCCCTCCTCCGTACTTCACCGGACTCCCGCCCATCGCCGCCTGAAACAGCGGCCCGTATCCCGGCCCGGCCGTCGTCTTGTCCCAACTCGTCAAGTAAGTCTGCAAGGTGTAATCCGTGCGCCGCCTCACTCCCGCTGGCACACCCGCGAACGTCCGGCTCCCCGTCTTGTCGCGCCGCGTCCCGGTCGCCACCGTCTGCTGGATCCCCAGCTTCACCGCCGGAATCCGGCTCACGGCCGTGATCGATCCCACACTCCCGTACCCGCTCTCCAACGCTGTGTAGAATCGATTCGCGTTGGACGAAATATATGTAGACATGCTAGTTCCTGTTCACTCCGATCTGAAAAGTGACCTTTGCCACCTGAATGAAGTTTTTCCCGCCCTGCTTCACCGCTCCGAACGCCACCTGGTATCCGCCGCCGTAGTACATCCCGTCGCCCCAATCCCCCCGGTTTCCGTCCAGCATCTGCATCGCCGCGTCCACGTAGAGTTCCAGGCTGTCCTCAATCCCCTCCAACCGGTCTTGCGATTGCCGCACCTCGATCGCCATTTCCACCTGCCCCGAGAATGTCTGGAACTTCTGCCGCAGATCGTTTACGATCTTTTCGCAGTACACGTTCGCCGCCGGATACTTCACGCCCAGCGCATGCTCCGCTATCTGCGCCGCCACGTTTTGCGCGCGGACCTGTGAAGTGTCCACCAGGCTCGCCAATGTCGGCTCCCCTTCTGTCAACGCCCCCAGGGCCGCATTCACTCCGCTTGGCCCCGTGATCCGCTCCAGTACCTTGCCCGTCGCCGCGCTTCCGATTTTGCTTGTCATCAGCCCCTCTGTATCGTCCGCGGCACTGCTAGCCGGTATGTCGGCTTTTGCCCGTCGCCGGCCAGCCGTCCCGTTGTCGACAACGTGTCCGGCTGCACCCAGGTCTGCCCCGGCCCCAGCGTCGGCGAGTTCTGTATCGTCATCGTCGCCGGGCTCGTCCCGCAGTACACGTTCCATCCCTTGACCTTCGGCGGCGCGGCCGTCTGTACCGCGAAGGAACTACCCGAAACCTGAATCGTCGCAGGTACCGAACTCGCCCCCTCTTCGCCCGCCGTATTGGTCCACGCGATGGCGATATAGTACGTGCCGTCAGCCAGTCCGCCTGCCGAGGGCACCACCACCGGCGTTGCCGCCTGCTTCATCGGGTCCGTGACAATCCCCAGCCCGCCCCGGATTACCTGGCTGTACGCCCACTTCACCATCTCGTGGTATTCGTCCCGCTTCCCCGCGTACCGGTCGTTCAGTTGACTGTTGTACGCGTCCGCGTACACCATTTCCAGCGTTCGGAAAACATGCCACAGCTTGAGCGGTGGCGTCACCGCTACCTGCTGCACCGCCGGCGGCGTATTCAGCCCCCCCAGCAGTCCCGCCACTTCATAGATCCCCACCGGCGTCCTCAACTGGTCCAGCAGCCCCTCCACTTCTATGCAGAGTTCCTCATGTGCCAACGCCAACTTCCGTGTCACGTCGATGCCCTCGACCGTGGCCACATTCAGTATCTGCGAGTCGTGCCCCCTCAGATCTTCGATGCCCGTAACCCCGCTGTCCGTGAACAATGCCATCGTGTGCCGCCTACTCGTTCGTTTTCCGCGCCTCGCTCCGTAGCCTGTCCAGCTCCGTCGTGGATAACACCGTCAACTGGAGCCTCGCCGCCGCCGCCTCCCGCTCCGCCGTTCGCTGGGCCTCCGCCTGCGTCTCGCGATGCGCCTTCGCCTCGTCCTTCGACGCCAGCCGGACTTGCCCCTCCACCAGCATCTTGGCTGCTAACCGGCGCGGCACCTCCGTCTTCCTTCCGCTCTTGCCCCCGTCGGTCGTCTCCAGGCTCACCACGAGCGCAAACTCATCCGCCATCTTCGCTTCCGTCTCGCGTATCTTCTGGTAATACATCTGTAGATCCATGTGTCTTCCTTTTCTCCTGAGTCGTGTGTGGCATCTGGCGCCGATCCGAGCGAACCTCGCACTGCTTTTGGTAGGGCACGCTTCAGCTTGCCAATCCGAGCGAAGCTCGGACTCTTATGCCTCTTTCTTTCCTCGCCGCTACTCCTCCTGAGCACCGGCATCCCGCCCTTTACGGACGGGATGCCGTCTTACTCCTAGGTGTTCACCTGCACGCCCGACGAGTTCCGCAGCACCGCGCAGCCGTACAGCACGTCTACCGTGAACTGTTGCGCCAGCGTGTTCGGCTGGTAGCTCATCACCACTCGCATCCCGAAGTTGCCCAGTTCCGCATACTCCGCGATGGCGCCCGTCCCCGGCAGCGGCTGCGGCAGACGCCGTATCACCAGTCCCACGGCGTCCTTCGTAAACGCCATATTGTGCGTCGTCACCGGACTGCTGCCCGTCTTCTGCACGAACTGCGAGCGGAACACGAAGAAGTCCTTGATCTTTCCCACGTTGCCGTAAATCAGCGCCTTCAGTCCGGCGTCGCCCGCCGTCTGGAATTCGCTGAACCGGGGAATTTGCCGCCACGCCGAGTAAGTGTTCGCGTCCACTACCATGAACTTCTGATCGCTCGGTGGCACCTTCGACAGAAACATCGCCGTCTCCGCCGCGTCGATCACGGCTTCCGTGATCGGCGTTCCCGCCGTCCCCACCGCCGTGTTCGCCGTGAACCCCGCGTACAGCCCCAGCAGATCGCTTTCGATCCTCTGCGCGATCGCCGCCACACACGGCTCCATGTAGATCTTCAGCAGATCCGGCACCGCCAGCACCTTGGTCACATCCGGAATCTGGAACGTCGCTTCCGCGTGCGTGTTCAGCACGATCTGCGCATTCCCCAAACTCGGATTCTGCGTCTGTACCGTTCCGCCTTCCGCGATGTTGTTCGCCACCATCGTCGGCGGAATCGGTATGTTTACCGTGTCGCCGGCTTGCGCCAGCACCGGCTCGTAATCGCGATTCACCAGGTTCCCCATCACGAGGTTCCCAATCAGTACCGGCAATGCGTCTACCGCCACCAGCTTGACAATCGCGTTTGCGACGTTACTTGAAGTAATAGCTGCCATTCGTTCTCTCTCCCTTTGAAAGTTCCTTCTCTACTGCACCCACGCCGCCGGCATTGCTGCCCCGCCATGGGCCTCTTCACATCCCCTTAAGGGTCTGCGACGCCACGCGCACGATTTCCTCTCGTACCCGCTGCATTTCCCCGGCGCTCATCCCCGGCCGTATCCGCTCTAGATCCACCGTTTCCCGGCCTCCCGCCGCAGCTTTTGGGGTGGCCGTCACCCCCGCCCCTCCGGCAATCCGCGCCGGCAGAAACTCCGGATTCTCGTTCACGAAAGCCGTCAGGTATTCCTTCAACGGCGTTTCGCCGGCCTCGTTACGGGCTACTAGCCGCCCGTCCTCGGTCCGCACGATCCCGTCCTGTACCGCTCGGAACGCCAGATCTACCTTCGCTACTCCCAAACGCTGCAGTTCGGCCCGCACCGTCGAACTCCGCTCCGCTTCCGCCGCCATCTTGCGGCTCCGCTTGTTCTCTTCCACCAGTTCGTTCAACCGGCGCTCCAGTTGCTCCCGGCGCTTCCGCTCCTCCTGCAACTCCGCCTTGTGCGCCGGCTCCGTCTTCGCCTGTTCGTTGTTCACGAATTCCTGTACCGCCTGCCGTACGATCGCTTGTATGTCGATGCCTTCCATATACCTCCCATTCCCTCGCTTGCTGTCCTTCAGTGGGTGGGACAGACGATCGCTTTCTGTCGTCTGTCTCTCTTCGTTGTCTTCTCTGCGCTTATCTCTGCGCCTTTGCGTCTCTGCGGGGAATCGATTGCTTCCCTTGCATCGACGCCCTCCACCCCGCCCCCTACCCCGCCTCGATCTCCTCCGCCACCCGGTTCTTAATCTCCTGCCGCGCGTCGCACAGGTACTTGAACGCCAGCTTCTTGAATACCTGCTTCTTCAGCGTCTCCGACGCGATCCCCAGCTCCAGTAGCTTCTTGGCGTCGTCCAGATCGCTGCCGAAATCGCCGATATCGAATTCGTCCATCCCCGATACGTCGATCGTCACATCGTCCTGCCGCGCCTTCGCGATTGCCCACAACACCTGCTTCATCGCGTCCTTTACCACGTCCCCGTACGCCCGCAATACTTCCTGCGTCACCGCCGAATCGATCTGCTTGCTCAATCCGGACGCCGCGATGTATCCCCCTCGTGCTTGCTCGGCCTGGTTCATCAGATAGCAAACACGGTAGATTTCGTCCTTTAACCGGACCAGGTTGTCCGCTGCTATCTGATAAACCGTGCCCGCCGGCTCCGTCCACCCGAATCGGTCGTCCTTTCCGAGTTGGATGAAGTAACTCTCCCCCATCACCTGGGTCCATTCCTTGTCCGAATAAATCACCGGACTTGCGAACAGCCCCATCGTCAACGCCCAGGACAGCGCGTTGGACTTGTTGAAGTGTTCCAGTTGCAGCAGCGCTGACTTATTCATCAGCCACAGCCCCTCCGACACTTTCATCTCGAATACCGGCACCCGGCGCTGCGCCGCTAACCCGTGCCGCCCTTGATCCACCAGTTCGATCGCCTCTGCCTCGCCCGCCTTGCGGAATACTCGATAGTTCTCCCGGTCGTAGTAGATCCACCGCGTCTCTTTCTCCCACTTCGCATCCGTTACTTTCGATTGCTGCAGGCACGACGTCCGGATCACCACCCAGTCCAGTCCGCTCCTGTCGTCGTAGTTCCAGTTGATGACTTCATCCGCCCCGTATTGCGTCAGGTACGCCCGCGATCTTCCGCTCGCGTCCTCTTCCGCCCGCGTCTGCGCCACCACCCCCGCCTTCGGGAAGTCCACCACCACGAAACTGCTCCCCAATACCATCACCTGCACAAAGCACTGCCGGAAAAACTCGGGCAGGTTCGTCCCCTTCAGGTCGCAGTCGTCCGATAGCAGATTATAGAAGCTCTTCGCTCCCTGGTCGCTTCCCTCAAACTGCAGCATCGGTTCCCGCCGCATCAGCGTCGCGGCGTACCAGTCCACAATCGACCCCACGTAGTTCTCGTAGAACACTCGCCGCAGCCGCTCCTCGTACACTTGTCCCGGCTCCTTTTGACGCCGCACCAGGTACTCGCACGCGTTCAGTCGCAAGTGCTCCCCACCCGCGTACAGATCCTTGTATTGCTTCCACATCGCCTTCCGCACGATGTAATCCGGATGCTCCCGGTTGATGTTTTCCATGCTTTTCATCCGTTAGTTACTGAGCAGCGGCTGGCACCGCTCTCCAATCTTCGACACCACTCTGCACTCCTGCCACAACACGTATCCCAATGCGTCCGACAGATGCGTCCGCATCCGGTCCCGGTCTTTGTCGATCAGGTTGCTATCCTCTTTGAAGCAGACCTGTTCGAAGTCCTTGATCAGTTCCTTGCACCGTGGGTCCACCAGTAACCCGATCTTCCCCGACGCCGATTTCAGTTGCCGGTTCGTCAGGTTGATTCGCTCCCGCACGCTCGGATTTGCCTTCGGCACCCGGTAGTCCACTGTCACGTTCGAATGCGCGGCAAAATGCTCGCGGATCATGTCGTAGTCCGTCCCACCCGTCGTCTGCTGCTGATTCCCCGATGCGTCCCCATAGATCGTCACCCCCGCATCGTGTCTCGGAAAGCGTGCCAGGAACTCCTCGCACGCCTGCCTCGTCGTGCTGTGCCGCAGCACGATCTCTCCCACCACCTTCACCACTCCGCCGGCCTGCTGCACGATCAGGGAACTCATCGGATCCACGTTGAAATCCAGCGCCCATAACAATGGCTCGCGCGCGCTCACCGCCAGTTCCCGTATGTGCGCGTTCCGGTCGAATGCCGAGTACACCCGGCCTCCGTCCATGCTCAGATACGCGCCCAGCACCTCCTGCTGGTAAAACTTCTCGTCGTAGCTGTCTCTCAGCCGCTCGTAGAAATCCCCAATCTTATCTAGCAGGTGCCGGTTCTCGAATGGTGCCGCCTGCACCGCCGCGTACCCGTGCACCGGATCCGATACGAACTTGCGGTATACCCAGTCGTATCCCTTCGGCGTCCACACACCGAATCCGCACAACCGCGTCGCCTTCGGATCCCGCAATCGCCCTTCCAGCCGCAGCCACGATTCCTCCTGCGTGTACGTCAGCTCGTCCAGCCCGAACCACGCCAAGTTCGTCCCTCGTAACCGCTCGAACTCTTCCACCGGCCGGAATAGGATCCTCGACCCCGTATCCTGCATCACGAACGCATTCTCGGCCTTGTTATGTTCGTACGGGATGTCGTTGCTTTCCAGAATCTCGACCAACGCCGCCTGCGTGGCATCCCGTAGCATCGGGTAAGTCGGCGCTCCCAACAGTCCCAGGCGTCCCGCATTCATGTAGCTCAAACGGATCGCCTCTTGACACAGCGCCTGGCTCTTGCCGCTGCCGATCGGCCCGGAGAACCCCTTAAACCTGTTTTTCAACGCGTGAAATTTACTCTGGGAAGGTAACGGGTCGTACTTTATGTCCCGGTGCTCGGTTTGATCGGTTCGACCCATGTAACCTTGATCTCCTTCACCAACGCTTCCCCGCTTTCCTTCTCCCATTGCACTAACTTGAAATAGTCGGCCAGCGACGGCTTGAATTCCGCCGTTCCTAACTGTGCCTCCATCTTTTTGAGGACGCTTTCCAGAACCTTGCCTACCCGTAGCTTGTTCTGTACCTCCGTCCAGTGTTCGCAACGCTCACAGGATTTGGGAGCCTTCTCTTGTTGTTTCGTCTTGGCCATCTCCGTGCTCCTCAAAACAAAAAAGGCCTCGCGAAGTCTCGCGAAGCCGTACAACTCTTCCCTGACTCGACAATAACACCCGCGGTGTCGTCGCTAGCCTGAAGAAATTTCTTAACTAATTGATAATAAGGAAAATATAATTCTCAATGATTGGTGAATAGATATTTCCCGCCGCTGAATTGTTTCACGTGAAACAATTCTTTGCCGGCTACTTGCTCCAGGCGCTCCGCCTTCGGCGCTTCTACCACCAGGTAATACCGCGCTTCGCTGCTCCATAGGCGCTCAAACTCCGCGTCGTCGATAAACACGTCCCTTGGCGCGTCCGGTGCGTACGATCCGTAGTCCAGATTGTTAACCCGCCCATTCAGCAGATACGCCCGCCGGTTCGTGTAGAAGAAAACCGAGCTGAAAGTGTAATACTGGTCGTCCACGATTAACTTACCCGGCG